CTAATGAATGGCATAATCATCAAAGCACAGCTACTATTAACTCGGTTCTTTATATGAAAACCATAAAAGATTATGGAATTAATTTTAAAAATAATAATGAATGTTGGTATGTAGAACCTAAGGATTTTGACTTTTTAATTTTTCCCTCTTTTTTAAACCATTTCCCTGTTACGTCTAAAACCCAACAAAGAATTTCTTTAAATCTAGAATTGAGATGTAATGAAAGTGATAAGGAAATTTTTGGATTATGAGTTTTAAAAAAGATAAATATTGTATTATTCGTCAAGCTATCCCAAAAGACTTAGCTACCTTTGTTGCTAATTACTTTTCAATGAAAAAACAAGTTATGGATACTTGTCGTCAAGCTAGATACATTTCTCCTTATGAAACATTATTAGGTGAGTATGAAGGCGCCGACGGTCAGATTCCACATACCTATTCAAGTTATGCGGATATGGTTATGGAAACTTTAATGTTGAAATGTCAGCCCATTATGGAAAAGACAACAGGATTAAAATTAAACCCTGCTTATACTTTTGCCAGAATTTATAAAAATGGGGATGTTCTTAAAAGACATAAGGATAGATTTAGCTGTGAGATATCTACTACAATGAACCTTGGAGGAGACCCCTGGGCTTTATATTTAAGTCCTAATGAAAATGTAGGAATACCAGATGGTAAAAAAATTACTACTGAAAGTAAAGCAAAAGGAATAAAAGTAGACTTAAAACCAGGAGATATGCTAGTCTACAGTGGCTGTGAACTAGAGCATTGGAGAAATAAATTTAAAGGTAAAGAATGTATTCAGGTATTTTTACATTATAATAATCAGAAGACACCGGGAGCTAAAGAGAACATCTTTGACAAACGGCCACATTTAGGACTTCCTTCTTGGTTTAAACGATGATATAATTCTTAGATGGAGGCAGGGATCCACCACATACCCCCTGCTTCCTTCTAAGGATTATATTTTATGTTATTAGGTTTTGGCGCATTTGCAGAATTACCCATATCAACAGCGGGTCCAGACAATAGTGTAACTATTTCAGTTACCGGCAATCAAGTAACTATTAGTATTGGAGATACTAATATTAGTGCGGATTCTATTGTAGAAATCCCTACTCCAAGTCAGGTTGTTTTAGGTTTTGGTAGTGTAACTATTACAGGAGACGCAAACCTTAGTGTTACCGGTTCTCAGGTAGTTTTAGGAACAGGAACTGTTACAGTTACGGCAGGGGCTAACGTTTCTCCAAGCGGAAATAGCCTTGTAATTTCAAGCGGAACTGTTACAATAACTGGAGACGCAAATGTCGATCCTACAGGAAGCACGCTTGCGCTTGCTACAGGAACGGCACAAGCAATAACATGGAGTGAAATTATTCCAGGCGCAACTATGGTCTGGACACCAATAGATACAAAAACGTAATATTATGGCATCAACTTATTCAACAAACGCACAATTAGAGCTCATAACAACTGGTGAAAAAGCTGGTTTATGGGGCACTATAACTAATACAAACTTACAAATCGTAGAACAAACATCCACTGGGGTCTTAGATGTAGATATATCTGCTGGTAGTTCAACTCTTGTTTTAACTGATGGAGCAACTTCAACAGGTAAAAATATATACTACAGACTTTATGGTACTTTAGCAGCTAACAGAACAGTTACTATGCCAGGTACTGCAGAAAGAGTCTGGATTATGAAAGATGATACTGTTAGAGGAACATCTAATAGAACTCTAGGGGTATTAACTGCTTCAGGAACAGAGCAACCTATTCCTCCAGGATCAACAGTTTTATGTAAATCAAATGGAACACAAACAGTAGTTACTCTTCTTGAAAAAGGATACGCAACTATTACAGATTCAAACAGTCCTTATACTGCTGTAGCCGGGGCACAGATTTTTGCAAATACAACAGCAAACCCTATTACAGTTAATTTACCAGCATCTCCTAGTGTGGGAGACGAAGTAATGGTTATGGATACAAGAGGAACTTGGAATTCAAATAACTGTACTATAGGAAGAAATGGACAGCCCATTAATACTGCTACATCTGATTTAACCCTTAATACAAATGGTCAAGCCATTACCCTAGTGTATGTAGATGCAACTAGAGGCTGGGCTTACAAAACTAATACAGCTTAGGAGCTAAACTTATGGCTCTCTTTGAAATGAAATTTCAACCGGGTGTCGACAAGCAGGACACTGCTGTCGGAGCAACCGATCGTTGGATAGATTCAGACAATGTTAGATGGAGATATAATCTTCCGGAAAAAGTAGGAGGATGGTCTTCTTTATTAACTGACACCATTGTTGGTGTCGCTAGAAAGCAACACGCATTCGTAGATACTGACGGCAATAAATATGTGGCCATTGGTACGGATAAATTTTTACTTATATATTTTGAAGGAACTCTTTACGATATAACTCCTTGGCGTTCTGATAATGCTGGAGCTCAAGTTGAATTTACAGGTTCAACATTAGCAACCGATAGTACTACCGTTAAGACATGTACTATTACTACCTCATCAAATCATGGTCTAGAAGTAGGAGATATTATTGTTTTAGATAGTGTTACTCTACCTGGTGGTACGGGGTTACTTGCTACGCAGTTCGAAGATAAAAAATTTCAAGTTTTAACTGTTCCAACTTCTGTAACTTTTACTATCGACTCTTCCAACCAAGCTTCTTCTGTCGTTGCAACGGGTGGAAGTATGAAGGTTCAACCTTATGCAACAGTAGGCCCAGCAGCTCAAACTTATGGCTATGGGTTTGGTGTTGGTAGTTATGGTGGAACAATTGCTGGAGCTCAAACTAATAATTTAGATGGAGCTTTAAATGCGGATACAGCTGGTACAGGTGGAGTCGGAACAAGTATTACTTTAGATTCAACAACTGGATTTACTTCAACCAATGGAACGATTTTAGTTGATAGTGAATTAATTAAATACAGTGCTATTTCATCAAATGATTTAACAACTATTACTAGAGGAGCTTACGGAACCGCAACTACTGGAACTTCAAACGGACAGTCCCACAGTGATGGCACACAAGTTTTTGATGCAACCAATTATACTCAATGGGGAAATGCAGTTAATGCTTCAGACGTTACACTAGAACCAGGTCTCTGGTCACTAGGAAACTGGGGAGAAGTTTTAGTTGCAACGATTGCAAATGGGAAAACATATACATGGAATTCAGGGATAAGTGGATCAGCAAGATTTACCAACAGGGCTTCAATGATAACTACTAGTTATGTAACAGCAATTAGTGGAAGCAATGGTAATCCTACAGCTAGTAGATTAACTCTAGTTTCTCCAACAACTCGACACTTAATTCATTTTGGAACTGAGACAGTTATTGGAACAGACTCTAGTCAAGACGATCTAAGCTATTAATACCTTTGCTCCAACAGCTGATAATAGTGCGGGTACACAAAGACTTCAAGATGGAACAAAAATTATGGGGGCCATTAAAGGAAAAGAAAATATTTTAGTCTGGACTGATAATGCTCTCTACTCTATGAAATTTGTAGGAGCACCTTTCACGTTTGGCTTTGAACAAGTTGGTACAAACTGTGGATTAATTGGACAGAATGCATGCTGTGAAATTGATGGTGTTGCTTACTGGATGGGAAACAATGGTTTCTTCTCCTTTGATGGTACAGTTAATTCCTTATCTTGTTCAGTAGAAGATTATGTTTATGGTGATTTTGATACCACTAAAGGACAACAAGTATACGCGGGTATCAATAACTTATTTACAGAAGTAATTTGGTATTACCCAAGTTCTGGTGAAACCTACAATGACAGATATGTCGTATATAATTATGGAGAAAAAACTCAATTACCAACAGGAGTGTGGTATACAGGAGTTAATACTAATTCTATTAGAACCACATGGATTGATTCTATTGTGTATCCTAACCCATATGCAACTCAATTTAATAGTTCTTCAACAGGAACTTTTCCGAGTATCATTGGTGAAACAGGATTAGGTCAGACCGTTTACTTCCAACAAGAAACTGGAACCGATCAATTAAATCCTGATGGATCCACAACTGCTTTAACTTCTTCTCTGCAATCTTATGACTTTGCCATTCAAACTGATAAAGGTCTGGGAGAATATTTTTTAGCGATGAGAAGATTCATTCCTGATTTTAAAACTTTAACCGGTACAGCTAAAGTAACAATAGGATTAAAAAATTTTCCTTCCTCTTCAGGAACAGATAGTACCTTAAGTCCTTTTAGTGTGCTTCCTAGTTCTACACAATTCAATACTCGAGCCAGAGGAAGATATGCAAGTGTTAAAATAGAAAACGAAAGCGCTGGTGAAGACTGGAGATATGGTACTTTCCAAGTAGATGTCCAAGCGGATGGGAGAAGATAATGGCTAAAATAGTAGTAAGATTACCAGAACCTAGAAAAGAATATACAGAGGATAACCAAAGACAAATTAACAGAGCCATTAGTTCTGTTATAGAACAACTTAATTCAACATACATGCAACCTGATAAGGATGATCAAGAAAGGTTTAATTTCTTTTTAAGCTAATGGCAAACGTATATAAAAATATTCAAGCAAAAATTACTTCTGCAGGGTCATACGATGATATGTATGAAACACCTACAGAGACTACTTCATTAGTTAAAAGCGTTAAACTATTTAATACTCATGGTTCAGCTCTAGACGTAGATATTAAAGTATATGACTCTTCATCTAGTACGGATTACGAATGGGATAAGGTAAGTGTGGATGCTAGTGGAAGCGTTGATTTATTAACGTTTAATAACATCATCATCCTAGAGGCGGGTGATAAATTAAAGATGCAATGTGCCACAGGAAATGTTATAAAAATGACGGCCTCAATATTACAAACGAGCAGATCATAGGAGAATTATGCCATTTATAGAACAAGAAGCTAGTAGAGAAACCCAAGAAATTGATGGGAAAACAGTCCATTTTATCAAGCCACAAGTCGAGATAACTCTTACAAACCAAGAAACAGGTCAAGAGTATATGTCCGATAAAGAAGCTGATGATGATGTAGACAACCCAGCTACAGCTACTAAAAGAGAACACATCCGAAGAGACGTACATGTAAAGGTAGCACAGATCCATTTAGGCGCTGATACAGGTAAGGTATAAGATATTGACGATGAACAAAAAAACAAGTAAAGTGATAGGT